TTCAAGCTTAGCAACCGAGGAGGAAGCAAGAGAGCGCCGCAGCGTAAGGACTTCGTGGACATGGTAGGGGAGCGGCTCATCGAAATCTCCTATGTCGAATTCATCGTCGGCGTCGAGAATTGCGTCAAGCGTGGCCTTTTTCATGTCGCCGAGCGCCACACCTTGCTCATTCACCCAATCGAGCACCTTGGCGCGCTGCGTCGGCTTCAGTCCCGTCAATTCCCGGAACCGTTCCGTCATCGGCACGCGGACCTGATCGAGCACGTCTATGCAGGCGTGGACGAATTTCGTGTCAATCTTGATACCGCGCTGGTTGATCTTCTGATCGAGGATCCATGTCGCGCGTTCGGAAACCCCCAAACCTCTCGTGGCTTGATAAAGTCCTTCCTGTGCATCCACGTCGGCGACATTATATTCTCGCAAACGCTGAAGTTTATCAGGCGTATGGTGCGACCAGCCATCGTTGCGATCGGGCTTGCAAAGAGAGAGCATCAAGGAATGCCCTTCCATATCTTTGCGGATAGGCAATTCCAAGGCCGACACGGAGGCATCCAGGCCGAGCGGCAGAGCTTTCATGGCACAGACGGCCATGGTGTCGTGCATCTTCTCCGGTGGCAGCGGCGGATAGCCTAACGGTACCATATGAAAATGCCACATTGCAGCCTCGAAAGATGCATTGTGCGCGCAGAAGATAACTGCCGGGTCCGCTGCCAGGGCGTACAGTTCCTTATCGATCGCGTGGACCTGATTTTCCGTCAACACGCGCGTCGGCGAAGGGCGGTTATCTTCGATCACCTTGTACCCAAGGCACAGGATACCGGTTGTCATGTCCGACGCGTATTTCCACGCGCCGACCTTCAGCAGATCGGCACGTGAATACGTTTCGAAATCGAAAGTTACTCGCTTCATAATGTACAGACCCTACAGCCGCCGGACGTCATGCGCTCACGGCTCATTTTATTGAGGCTGATCGTTGGCATTTTTCCGGTCGAGAAAACTTCATGTAATTCTGCGAGAGAAGTAGGCCAACTATCGCGACCTTGAGTACGGAAGGTATATCCTAATTCCTGTTCGATTGCGATTGCCTCCATGAAGCTCTCACGGTTGTAGAACCACAATTCCCACCATTCGCCTATTCGCTGGTGATAGCACCATTCGCAATCGGTGCGGTCGGGACAGACGACGCTGGCGCGAACGAGCTTCGCTTGCACCTCTTCCTCACCCCATCCCCATTCGCGCAGCGGGAAGCGCATTTCGACACCGAAAATGTCGTCATAGGCCCCACCGGCCCGACCCTCTTCGTCGGCACGCAGGCCGATGTAAGAAATAGTCGCGCCAAAAATCGTCTGTTCCTTGAGCCATTCGCGGTAGGGCTCGATCTTGAGCCGTCGCGTGCACCAACGCGCCCGGAAATTCGGCAGCATCTTTTCTTCGCGGATCATTGCCTTCAGCGTACCAGCGACAACCGGAATCAGACGCGAGCCGAGCAAATCGCCAAGATTGCGCCAGTGCGCGAACATTGCCGCGCTTTCGTTGCCAGTCGGCGTGCAGACGAAATTGAACGGAATTTCCGGGTGACGCTCGCGAAGCTCTAGAGACATCGCTGTACTGTCGTGGCCTCCGGAAAGACCGACAACATGCACATTCCCGAAATCATCGCGACGAACAATCACAGTCCCGCTCCCAAAGCAAAGAAAATTGCCGGGATCGCACCCCGGCAAGATAACTCAGAAATCCGGCTTCTCTTCCACCAGATCGGCGTTGCTCGGCGCGTTGGCGGTCGGATCGAAATCGCTGTATCCAGCGAACGAACCGAACACCTCGCTATTGCCGGGACCGCTGCCGCCCGCGATCCGCTCGCCCTTGCGGACGAACAGCACGTTTTGCAGATAGGCAGTGCAGCCATCCTTGGCATCGAGCGTCTTGCGACGGAACGCCTTGAATGCCACAGCCGGCACGACATAGGCGCCAGGATAGAAAAAATCCTTGCCGGCCTGCGCACGCGCATGTTCCTCGGCCGGGATATCGATCACCTTACCGCCTTCCAGCTTGGCAAGTTCGACGTCGAATTGCGACGACGCCGACAGGATACCGGCATAGGGCTCGTAGAGCTTGGCGCGCGATTCCGCCTTCTCCCGGATCTTGAACGCTTCATCGGCGCTCTTGCCCTGTGCATCCAGTTCCGCCTTCATCAATGCGCGCTTGCCGGCGGTCTTGCCGCTCTGGCACGCAAGGAAATAGTCGGGCGGGGAGGTGAAGCCGCCGGTTTCGGCCTTGATCGCATTGACCATGATCTCGACGATCTTTTCCATGTCTTCGGCTTCGATGCCGAAGGTACCGGAAAACTTGGGCACGGCGCCAGTGGCGTTGCGCGGCGCGGATTTCGCCGTGATCGACGAGAACAGCAAACGGGCAGGCTTGATCAGCGTGTATCGGGTTGTATCGGCCATTTCAGTTACTTTCTTTTGCCCTGTGGGTTCCCGAATTCCGGCGCAAGGGCTCGCGACCGGGGGAATGAGGATGCACGTTGACTCTATACACAAAAAGCGACGGATCGCGAGCAAAATGCTGGCTGACAATAGCCGCCGTGCGGGCGCTATTCTTAATTCGCTTCAGGACGTGATGCCCATCGCTTTTGTGAACGATGACAATGCACGATAAATTCGGATAAGAACGGCGCATCTAGAAATCCTCCATCTGCGCTTTTGCGTGCTGCTCGAACACGGTTGCGTTGCCTTTCGGCTTGGCTTCGGGGCGGCGATCGGACAAGGGCGCGATCGTCAGGCCGGCGCTCTCGGGCTTGTAGCCCCATTCCAGCGCCAGTTCCTTGCCGCGGCTCGATAACTTCTCGATCCCGGCCGGCGATAGCGGTTCGGCGGGCTTGAACGCCTTTTCGCCGAACGCCGCCTGGATCGCGGCGATGCCGCCCGGCTTCCAGACGCGCGCTGTCTGTGGTTCGACCAGCTTCGCGCTCGGGATATTGGCGCCGGTCAGCTTGCGCGCCTTCACCGTCTGTTCGAGCACCTTCATGAAACGCCGGGCATATTCCCGCTGCGAATAATAGCGGTCCAATTCTTCGTTGGTAAGCATGGTGACGAAATCCTCCGAACCATCTGCATATTCCTCGAACGCCCGTTGCATTTTCGGACAGGACAGGAGCACAGGACAAAATTGACAATGATCGCCGGGGTTGGCGTCGGCATCGGTCGGCGTCTCGCGCGGTGCGCCATAGAGCCGGTGCATAGTCGGCAGCAATTCGTTTTCCAACCAATCGAGCACATAACCCACCGTCGTTACCCAGGGCACGACCTCTTCGTAAATGCCGTAGAAATTGGGCTGCACGATGCCAAGATCGACCGGGATATCGCGATGCTCGGGATCGGTGAAACCTGCCTCAAGGATCAACAGGGACCCATAGTAGAGAAGCTGGCGATTGTTGGGTGCTTCGACGCCGATACCCTCGCCATTCTTGTAGTCTCGGGAAACCAACCGCGTCGGCGTGATGACACCGAAATCGACCGTACCCTTGAACAGCGGATGGATATCGGGGCGCTTGATCGTCTGTTCGACCAGCACGCGATGCGGGCGCCCGGCGACGCTATCGAGGATCGCGCGGCATTCGTTGACATAGATTTGCACGGCGTCGAGCGTGATGCCATCGGGCCAGCCAACCTTGTAGCCGTTGAAATCCTCGCCGATATACTCGAATGGCTCGGTATTTTCAACGATGCACAAAGCGCCAAGCTCGTGCGCACCGGTGCCAAGCTCGGCGAATTCCGATGGGATATCCTCAAACGACCCTTCCTCGATTTCCTCACGTTGCTTGAGGAAAGAGAAATCGCAATTTAAAAATCTATGAGCGGCCGAACCGCCCAATGGTGAATGTTCTAATTCTATCATTTAATCCTCCCAGGATTATAGATTATAGCGCCGACCGTGATTAGGATGAAAACCGTAAAGCTTTTCCGCATCACGTCGGGCTGCAACGGCGTCGTCACGATTTTTAAAAACACCTAACCAGTGCCGTTGTCTTTTAACACAGATACTTGCTTTAAAAGTACCACTACGTGTTACATGAACACCCGTAATACCACTAGTGTTATTTTTCGCAACCCCAAGATTTTGCTTGTTTTTGAGAGGTGTGACATTCCCTAAATTGGACCACCGATTATCGGAACGAAACCCGTTTTCATGATCGACAATTTCAGGTTCTTCGCCAGTCATCATTTTGTAGATGACCCGATGCGCGTAATATTGTTCACCATCGAAATATCCGATGACGTAGCCAAGATCATAGGATTTTCCGAACGGTTCTCCTGATATTCTCCACTCAAGCGTTCCCGCGAATGGATCGTAAATCAGATTGAGATGCAAAGCTTCTAAAGAGGGTAACAGCTTCACCACGATTTCCTTTAGCTACATTCTTTAATTGCCGGCAGATTACGCGCTGCCGGCGCCGCGTCAACAAGAAGCCCGACTTCACGGGCAGTAGGTGAACAGCCTAGTCCCTGTTAAATTCAACCCGCGAACGTGATCCCGGCCTTCGCCTCGACGGCCTTCGCGAATTCCTCGCGCCGCTCGTCGGGGATATTGCGCGAGTGGGCGACGACGCCTTCCGGCATGAAGGTGGCGATGATCGCCTTGATCGGCGCCGGATCGCCCAGCTTGGTCGCGGCCTGATTGCACAGCGAGCCCAGGTCGGCGTCGGTCCATTTGCGGGCCGGAACGCTCGCAGCCGCCGCAGTGTCGGTGTCACCGGCCTTGTCGGCCGCTGCACGGAACGCCGCGAATTCGTCATCGTCGGCCGTGTCAGTCGCCGGGCCAGCATCGCCGGTCGTCACAGTATCGGGAGCAGGGGAAGCCGTGCCATCGCTCGTGGTGGAAGTGGCCCCATCCGACACAGGAAAACCCGGCTTCGGATCCGGACGCGTCGCGCCGGGCTTCATCCGCCACAGACCTTCCTTGGTCTGTCCCTTGGTCGAAGCGTGAAGTTCGGCCGACCAGGGCCAGCCGTGCGCGTCGACTTCACCGTCATCGGTCACGTCGACAGCGGTTTCCTGTTCCGGTGACATTCCCTGTTCGGGATCGGTGACGGGTGGCATCGTGACGATGTTGGTCTTCGGGTACGGCGTCGAGGGCGGCGACACGATCGCGGCTGGCGACGTGCCGCCGAGCAGCGCACAGACCGCCGTGAACATGCTTGCCGGGATCGGCATATGGATAAAGTCTTCGGGTCTGTTCATTTCATTCTTCCTTCTGATCGAGAACCTTGTGAATTACGTTTAATTTTTCGAGCGCCCTCACAAGGATTTTTTCCGATATGGACCCTGGCGCCACGAAAATTTCTGCGTTGACTAAATTCTCCTGGCCGATCCGATCGAGGCGGGCAACGGCTTGCTCATTCTGTGCCGGCACCCAATCAGGTTCGGCAAGGTAGCAGCGTGAGCAAACTTTCTGTAGGCCATCTAATCCGGTTCCCGCCGATTGGATATTGCCGATGAATACCCGCTTATGCGCCAAAGAAATAAAGTCGTCAACGGCCTTTTGACGAGCGCCAGCGGATTTTCTCCCGTCGACCCGAACCGTGCCATATTGCGCCAATCCTTCCTCGAACGCCGTGAGCACGTCGATATGCCAGCCGAAGATAACCAGCTTTTCTTCCGAGCCGTCGAGAAAATCCTTGGCATATTCGATAATCTGCGGCGCCAGCGCCAAGCCCATCAATCGGCGCGCTTCCGCGATATGTCCCAGGATCTCAAAATCCTTGGTAGTCTGAATTTCGTCGATCGACAGCCCGAGCATTCCTTCGACGTCGAGGGCGCCTTTCACCGCACCATTTTCCTCGCACTTAACGATCGAGTAGCGTGGCGGTTTCATGAATTTCAAAACGTCTTTTTTCTCGTGTCTTGCGAGAATGTTGACGCGCAACCGATTTTGCAATTCGCTTTCCAGGCTGGTGCTTTCGAGCTTGAAACGCTTGCCCTCGATCGTTTTCATGTCGGCCTGTTTGTTGTAGCGATTTTTGAACGCTTCCCAGCCCATGAAGTCGATCGACTCGTGATCGAAGTGACGCAACAGCACATAGGCTTCCGCCGGTCGGTTGAGCAGCAGCGTGCCGGTCAATGCCAGATGCTCACGGCAATAGGATTTTATCGCCGGCATTTTGATTTCGCCGTGCTGATATTCGCCGCGGTTGTTGCCGAGCACGGCGCGCGTTGTGAGCGCGTCGATATTCTTCATTTTGTGCGCTTCATCACATATCATGACGTCCCAATTCGATTTTGCGATGGCTTTTATAATTGCCGGATTGCGCGCCGCGTCGTAGCTCAAGACCTGATAATGCGCGGTCGGGTGGATTCCATCCTTGACTTTCAGCATCACCGACGCCTTGACATTCGGTATCGTGGAGAAGCGCCGGATTTGCTCGCCCCATTGGATCCTGACGGACGCCGGTACGATCACGAGTACGCGCTGCGCTTCCCGCTCATTACAATAGGCAATCGACGTGATCGTCTTTCCTAATCCAGGTTGATCTCCGTTGATGCCGCCTTTTCGAGCAAGCAGATAATCCAAGGTCGCGCGCTGATAATCCCATAGCTCGACACCCGGCGGCAGTCTTTTGGTGCCGACGCCGTCAAGCGCACGGGACAAGTCGATTTGCGCTCGATAAGGAGCAAGATCGGGACAGGTCGCGGGATCGGCGATATCGGCAACCGCATACGGGTTCGACGTGAACAGCACCGCTTTTTCCCGGCTCGACGCCGACGTACTGAACGTAAGTCCACGATAAGCCATGAGCGATGCTATGTCTTCACGTCGACTAGCAGGCACTTCCATAATGTAGTGGTCTTTGACCCGGAAAACTTTCACAGGTCATACCTCGTGCAAGATTCATGAGCTGGATGACGGAATTTCAAATCTCGTTGCACTTCGGGGCCGAGCCCAAACCGCTTGCCAACGATCCCGCAAACCCGACATTTCATTTTATCATATATGCCGTGTTTGTCACTGATCGTGACAAGGTTCTGCTTTTCCCAAGTATGCGGGATAATATGCTTCGCCGGCTCGCCGTCGCTCGACACGATGCGAATTAATCGGCGGGGAAGTTCTCCCGGTCGCAAAGTGGAATTGAAATTGTCGAACATGCGCCCGATAATTTCTTCCGGCGTGCCGTTGCCGAATTTCCCCTTGTCCTCGTAATCCTCTTGCCACCCTTCCGGATTGCGATCGTGAGCACAGATAAAGGTGATTTTCATAGGTCAAACTCCTGCAAAGGTTGCGCAATATCCGCGACAGCATAAGGGTTGTCTGTGAACAGTACTGCTTTTTCCCGCGTACTGGCGCTCGTGCTGTAGGTCAGTCCACGATAGGCCATTAGCGATGCCACGTCCGCCTTCTGCGCTGCCGGCACCTCTAGAATGTAGTGGTCCTTGACCCGGAAAACTTTCACAGGTCATACTCCCACGTCGCCTTGATAATCGACAGGGCGACGTGCCGACTAAGGGTCAAGGGAATTTTAGCGATTTTAGCGGACGCGGCTTTGCGTTGGGAGCTTTTGGAGCCGTGACGGCGAGGTTCCGAACAGTCGTCTCCCGAACTAAACCAATCCCCTCCTGATTTCCGACCTTCGTGTTTTTCAATTCCGCAATCACGTGAAGTAAAGCGAGCGCCCTTGCCTGCATCCGTGCGCCGTCCGGCGTCACTAGCGACTTTGAGGGCACGCCCATCCGGTAAGGGCAACGGGACATCGCCCCACAAATAGAAGCTTCCGAAATGTGCGACCGCTTTACCTACCCATTCCTGCGCGCCACGTACGTTCTCGACGACTAAGGGAATGTGACGTCCCGCCGCTTTGGATGCTTCACGCTGGATACGGAAGCAGGCGTCGAAAATTTGATTGAGCCTTGCGCGCTCCGCTCCGGTTTCGTCCGCTAAAATCTTCGCGCGCTTGGCTTTCGCCAATGACCATGGCATCGCCATATAACTGTATTCTTGACAAGGCGGCGACGCGACAATCAAATCGACATGGACGAAACGCGACCCGTGGATTTGCAGCACGTCTTCTAGAACAAGATCGCCGGGGTAGCGTTCGTCTCCGTATTTGTGTTCCTCAATATCATAGCCAACGACGTGAAAACCTTCGGCCATAAGACCTTCAGTCCAGCCCCCAAGGCCGCAGCACAAATCGATCGCTTCCCACTTTTTCACAAATCATAATCCTGCGCAATATCGGCAACCTTCATCACCGGAATAGGGCCAAGCCAGCCGATGATTTTCGGTTTCAGAAATGTCGTATGGAATTTGCCGCTAGCCCAGGTCATGATAACGGGCTCGACCCAATCGCGAGCTTGTGCCGCAGCGCATTGGATAAAAACGACATATCGGCCGTCGACCTTTGGCGTTCCAGTTTTGATATCCGCGGCGTTCACAGATCGTACTCCTGCACCGGCTCAACCTCTTTCCAGATCATATCCGGCGAGCAAAGCAGCGGGTTCTTTTCAGGTACGGAAAAATCCCGAGCAATGACGGGCAACGGTCCAACGAACGCATCGATTTCCGCTTTCTTCGGCCATGCACATTGCCGGCCGATATGCCACCATGCGCCGTCGTGCCACCATGCGCCGTCGTGCCATTCGAGTATCCGCCATCCATACCATTGACGCGCGGCATAGATGCCGGGTTCAGTTGGCTTTCCCAAGGTTGGTTTAATCATCTGCCTTCCTCTACGATATTTCCCTGATAGTCATATGTTCGCCAAGCCGGGCAATCTTTGCGCAAGCATCTGACGGTAGCATAGGCTTTAATAGGTTGAAACTTTGCGGAAGAGACTTCAAAGGTTGTAGCGATTTCAAAAGGCTCTTGCACCGGGGTAAACCGCATTTCTGTGGGCCAATCGTGCCCGATGTAACGACACTGGCGCCGGTCATCGATAGGAATATTCACAAATCATACTCCTGTGTTGCTTTTGCCGAAGCAGGCATAGGGAGGTTTTCCAAAAGCCGGGCAGCAGCACGGATTTGGTCCGACAATCGGATTTCCAGCGCGCTATAAGCTTCCATGCTGACGTGATATTCCGACAGCATCGACCCTATCTCTTCCAGAGAAAATCCACCAAACTGTGCCGCGGCGATGATCTTCGCACGGTCAAGCTGTTCGTCGGTATACTGGCGCGTATCGCCGCTCGATCGTGCGACCGGACCAAGCAAGCCTCGCTCCTCCCACAAACGGAGACCCCGCAAGGAAGTGCAGCCGGCGCGAGCCATTTCATTCGGGCTGTGCATTTTCAAATTCCTTTACTCGATGGCATTGCTCGACAACGAAATACAGTGTCCCGTCGCGACGAAAATGCGGTAGTCCAGCCATGCGCAATTCGTTTGCCAGCAACGCCGCGCCTTTTGCCGGCGCTGGGCGTTCCCGCAATCCCAACGCCACCGCTAGCACGGGAAAGATCGGCGCAAGCTCGGCCGCAGAATAGTAGGGCCGGATTTGCCACAGCGGCAAAAACGCCTTGACTGCTTCCGCATCCGGGCCGCTCGACTTTTCCGCCCATTCTGCAACCATGTTTTTCCATAGTGCAATCACTCCAGGCTGATTACCCGTCGCCTTCATTTTCTTGACGATCCGATAGGTATCGGATTTCCAGAAATCGATCATGGCTTTGGATCTGGTATCGGCGCTGCGTCGAGCATGGCGGCGTCAAATGACCGTGGCGGAGCGTTCGCGGCTTCAATCGGCCCCATCGGCTTACCCGCGATTGCCGCAAGCTCCGGGTCGCTACTCGTCTCACCGGCTGCAAAGCGAAGCCGGTCGTAACGCTCCTGAGTGATGGTCACCCACCCCTGTGGCTGCTGTGCAAAGGCGAGCAATGCCGCCTGTTCGCCAGCAACGCGGATCAAGTGGTCCTCGAAATCCTGCTGTGTCGCGTCGTTGAGAAAGCGTTGGCGCGCCTCTGACCAGATAACGTCTGGCAGCAAGCGGCTACCGATCTCCCGCGCCCGTTCAGCATCATCCTTCATGGGGCTTGCTCCTCAGATTATCGACGACGACATCCCGGACCTTTCCGCCCACGGTCATGACTTTCATTTCGGCGGTGGGCGCACTTCCTTCATGGGGTGTTCCTAGTGTTGCGTCCGCGAGGCGCTGAATATGGTGCATGCACGTTGCGACCTTGACGCGACCGTTACCGGCACCGTCCCGATTTAGCCGGATGACGTTGTTTGCCATCGTCGCGTGAGCCTGTATTTCCTTGAGCGCATCAAGTGCCCGTACATCCCCCTGCGTGGTGGCGGGGGTGGAGAGGGCGGCGAGAGTGAACGCGATAGCCGCCTGGACCGTATCGGCCGGGCGCGCTGCCTTCGGATCGTAGCCGGGCGAGAGGTAGAACTCTTGCATCAGGTCGAACGCTGATCGCGGTTTGGCGTGGAAGGCTTCTAGTCTGTCTGCGGAAACGGGCTCGTATGTCGCCGCGAATATGTCAGGCTTGATTGGCCAGTGTTCGCCCTTCACGCCGGTTGCGATCCAGTCGCCAGGTGTGACCATGTGTCCACCCTCCAACGTATCTATCCAGCCGTGGCCGGGATTGGTGCCACCGATAGCTGTGCCGATCTGTACGACAGCAGGATGGTCGCCCATCTTGAACCATTGCGTCGCCCGGATCGTGGCGGTTTTGCGAAATTCTTGCTCAGGACATGGCTTCAGGTCCGCAAGCGCTCGATCATCTGTATTGTCGGTCATAAATCATACTCCTGTGTCGGAATAAGCCAGTTGTTCGAATCGGGACGCAGCCATCGCAGATCGTCATTTTTGTGAAGCTGCCGGCGCACTAAATCCTTTTCGATCCCGAAATGTCCGGAAATTTCCTGCACCAATGTATCGGTTGAAGCTCTACCTCCCAAGGTTTCGAGCATTTTCACAATTTCCTGTGTGCTCGACCAGCCATATCGTGGCGTTCCGGCCTTTTGCTCGATTTCCGATTTGCCTTCGGCTCGCTCAAGCACGATCGACGCGCCAAATTTCTGAACCTCAAGATAAAACGTTTCCGCGGGAATATCCACCTCTTTTAATTTCTTTACCATCAATGACGTACCGGTTCCGGATTTCTTCGCGAAATGCACAACTTCGCTATTGTCGATCATGACTTGTGCGCCGCGCAATCCCTTGGATTGATCCTTGCCGGTGTGACCGACGCCTAGGACGAACGCACCGTAATGTTGCGCCATTTCCTCACACCGGGACAGGATCAGCTTGCCATCGTTATTGGAATTTTCGTCCATGCCCGTCATCATGCGAGTAACGGTATCGATAACGACAAAATCCGGTCGGGCGTCCATTTCGGCCAAGCCGTCACGGATTTCCTGCCAACCTTCCGTATCGGAATATGCCGGCACCCCCGGAACGATGATAAAACGTGCGTCGTCAGGGTCTTTCTCCCAGCGCTCGCACCATGCGTCGACACGTTCTTTGCGAAGGGCATAACTCGACTCGCCCGCCAGAAATAAAACCGTATGCTTGACCGGCGGCGCTTCCCATTGACCTGCAATCCCGTGCGCTAGGCACAAAGCCCAATCGAGTGCGATGAAAGTTTTGTAGCTGCCGCTCAAGCCGTACAGGATACCCGCGCCTTCGGATGGGATAAAGCCAGGTATCAGCCACGATGCGGGCCGCACGTCTTTGCGAGCGTCCGAAAGCCACAAAGGCATGAAGCGCGATCGCTTGATTTTTACCGGCGGTTCGAATTCCTGCCCGACATAGGCAGCGAAAGCGTCCTCATTCGCCTGAAAACCTTTTACTCCGCCGGCTGTGTCCTCGCCGTAATTTGCCGCATTTCTGATAATCCCTTCAAGCTCCCACGAATCCCACTCCGGGGAACAAGCCGGGTTCCAATGCTCAAGCATCAAATCGAAACACATGCCGGGCGATATGGCTTTGTCGAGTATCGAGCACGCGACCTGAAAAGCTAGATCGTTTCCGCCCCTGCCTTGAACCGACACGCGTCCACTCGCGACATAGTTTTTGAGCAAATCGGTTGCCCATTGCACATTGCGAGGCTTGTCCGCTTCGGGATTCTTTTCGAGTCCTAGAGTATCGGTCTTTTTCCTTGCGGGAATGATGGCAGACAGGAAATCAGGCAGGGGCTCAATTACGCCGCCAGGTAGAGCTTCATATGAGCCGTCAACCGTCTTGGGGCCTTTTACCGTGCGCGAACCCGGCAGCACCACATAGCCACCGGAAGCGATCTTTCCGTCCCGTAGGATGCCTCCACGGGTGTCTATACCCTCTGCAATACGGCTTGCTGTGCTCGGTCCCTCGCCACGGAAATAGATATGCAACCCACCGCGTGGGGTTCGGACCTGAAAAGCGTTGTCGACCGCGGCTTTAATCGCAGGATCACGCTCTAGCAGCTTCGTCCAATAGTCCATTCCGGCCGGATCGATATCGAAAACCATAAGTCCGGACAGGCCGGTTGCGACACCCCAATTGCAATCGGGCAACAGGCGTTGCCACTCTGCGATTTGAGCAGGGTCATCGCTGGCGTCATGCCACCCGTTTGAAGTGGCCGGCAGTTTGTCCCCCTTGATAATCGGGAACACCTTGACGCCGCGTAGAATGTCCGGTAACGATTCCAATGTTGCTCCCCAAGCGACGCCCGCCCCAGCCCCGCACGATCGCCTCATGATTGTGCGGGGCTTTTACTTGTCTATCGGTTCGATATTTCCGCTCCGAGTGGACAGCCATAAGCCTAAAACAGGCATCAAGGCAAGGCCGCTAGATTTGGTGGCTTCGACCGTCAGGTATCCGCTACCAGTTGGTCAATCCGCATCGTTGCCTGATGCCATTCGGGCGAACCATGCGGGTGTTTCCACGATGGATCGAAAAGTACGATCGTGTCTGCTGGTGCCCGCCATCCAGTTATCATCGACCGATCAACGGCGAGCTTGGCATTGCGATTGGCTCGGAAGTTTAGTAATATCCTCGCCTTTTGTGCTGCCGTGTATCGTCCGACAATCACTTGCCAATCGGGCAGCATGTCGAAACGCTCGATTGCGGTACGATCGCCACAGAAAACTAGAATTCTGCTCATTTCCGATACCTTTCCGTCTTGGGCATTTGGGCACAGATGCCGTTGTCTCCGGAGATCCGACCGGTTCGACAATTTCCCCAATCAGGTAATTCGGTCATTGCCTTTTCCAAAACAGCGACGTCGATTGCGTCCGCCAATAACGTGGCGCTAACAGAATAATCATCTCTATCTTCCACTGATCCAATGCGCTTATAGTAGCGCCATGCGCCACCGCGGCTTTGCTGGCGGAAAAGAGCCGGATGCTCGAAACCGCCCAGGTCGTACCATTCCGCTTTGGTGATGCGTTCCTTGCGGATTTTCTGTGTCATTTCGATTGCTCCACCGGCAGAGGCAACATGACGACTTCGTAGCCATTGGCTTCTAGGCGTTCTTTTGCTTCCATCGCTTCCGCTTCATTGTGCCGAGCACCATGCGCGCGAAACGACCAAATCCCAGTAGGGACAAGCGGACGATAGGCGATTTGATATTTCATTTCCGTGCCCTTTCCTGAATTTGACGCAGGCGCCGCTTGATATGGCGTCGGGTTGCGAGTTGATCGTAGATCGTGCCTCCGATCCCGGCCAGGGCGGCGACGCCAGCGCATGCGAAGATCGAATAAGCGACGATTGCGTGCAAGCTATGCATTGTTTTCACTCCGTAACAGGATCAATGAAGCCATTCAAAATGGCCATACGTTCGAGATGATCAACCAAGGCAAGACTTTCCTGCCCCAATTGAGTATCTCCGCGCGTAGCCTGCCAATGCTGGCGAGCTTCCTCAAACGTAAAATAGCGACAACCAGCGATAATGCGTGGACCTTGCGGCGTCGGCGCGACCAGAAAAGTATAATTATCCGAGCGTGTCGCGATGATATTAACGGTCTTCAGTCGCGCATCGCCGTAAACCTGCGCATCGCCGTAAACCTGCGCATCGCCGTAAACCCACGCATCGCCGTAAACCCACACATTGCCGTAAACCCGCGCATCGCCGTAAACCTGCGCACCGCCGGAAACACACGCATCGCCGTAAACCCGCGTATCGCCGTAAACCCGCGCATTGCCG